AAAAAACTGAATCTAATATTTGGCAAGGTGTTAATGCAAACGCTGGAGAATTTGATGGTTTAGTAACTTTAGCTTTAGCTGATAGTGATGTTATTGATGTAGCATCTCACGCTGCTGTAACTGCTGCTAACGTAATTGACAAATTAGGTTCTATTGTTGATGCAGTACCTTCTGCACTTTACAATAAAGAAGATTTACACATTTACGTATCACAAAACATTGCAAGAGCTTATGTTAGAGCTTTAGGTGGTTTTGCTACTTCAATTGGTGCTGCTGGTACTGATTCAAAAGGAACACAATGGTACAACGCTGGTGGACAACTATCTTTTGATGGTGTGAAAATCTTTGTTGCTAATGGTTTAGCTGATGATACTGCAATGGCTGCTCAAAAATCTAACTTATACTTTGGTACTGGTTTATTATCAGATATGAACGAAGTTAAAGTATTAGATATGGCTGACCTTGACGGTTCACAAAATGTCAGAGTAATAATGAGATTTACTTCTGGTGTACAATACGGAATAGGTTCTGATATAGTTTTATACCACGCCTAAGAATTAATTAATAACAAGGGGGTGTGATTCCCCCTTTATTTAAATTTTAATAATATGGCTTGCGATTTAACAGCTGGTAGAAGAGTACCGTGTAAAGATGTAATTGGTGGTATAGTTAGAGCTTGGTTTGTAGACTTTGGAGACTTAGGAACTGTAACCAAAACTGCTGACGAAATTACTGATTTATCTGGTACATTTACTTGCTACCAATATGATTTAAAAGGAACTAATAGTTTGGAAACTGCTATTACATCCTCAAGAGAGAATGGTACAACATTCTTTGAAGAAACATTAACTTTAACACTACCTAAACTATCTAAAGAAGACAATAAGGAACTTAAGCTAATGGCTTACGGAAGACCTCACATTGCTGTTGAAGATAGAAACGGTAACTTCTTTTTATGTGGCTTAGAGCACGGAATGGAAGTAACTGGTGGAAGTATAGCTACAGGAACAGCTTTTGGAGATTTAAGCGGTTACTCATTAACTTTAACTGGTCAAGAGCTTGAGCCAGCTAATTTTATTGCTGGTGGTACTGCTGCTGACCCGTTTGCGGGAATGACTTCTGCAACTGTAACAGTTACTGTAGGTACAAATAGTTAAAAAAGACGCGATTAATATAATTGTGTGATTCATAATATATAGTTTGATTGGAGGGGAGGAAGTGATTAGCCTCCCCTTTTTTATTAAAAAAATATGCAAATATTAACTACAAGTGGCACACGAATTATTAACTTTATACCAAGAGAAACAATTACTGGTAGTAAAACTTATAAATTAGTGATAAAGTCAGAAGCTCAAAATAAAGTTATAGCAACAGATAATGATGCAACATTTTCTGAACTGGATTACTATTACCAATATTCAACTACTCAAGCATTAGTTGAAAATCAATACTATACTATTACAATCACCAATACAACAGATAACGCAATAATTTTTAAAGATAAAATGTACTGTTCTGACCAAACACTTTCAGACTATGAAATTTCAAACGGTGTTTATATAGAACAAAGCACAGGAGACAATCAATTTATATATTATGGATAATTTACATTTAATACAATTAGGCCAATACGAAAGGCCAACAATCACAGAAGAACGTAATAAAGATTGGGTATCAATAGGCGATAACAATGATTATTACCAAAGTTTGATAGATGCTTATATGGATAGCACAACAAACAATGCTGTAATTAACGGTGTTGTTAATCAAATTTACGGAAAAGGATTAGATGCTACTGATTCTGCGCAAAAGCCAGACCAGTATGCACAAATGAAAAGTTTGGTAAAACCTCACGATTTAAGAAATGTTTGCCAAGATTTAAAGTTATTAGGAGAAGCTGCTTTTCAAATAACTTACAATGGTAATAAAATATCAGCAATAACACACTTTCCAAGAGAAACTTTACGTGCTGAAAAGATGAATGATAAAGGCGAAATAAAAAACTATTTTTATTCTGCTGATTGGAGTAAAGTAAAACACAATACAAAACTAAAAAAGTTTCCTGTATTTGGTAGTGGTGCACAAAATGAAATATTTATTATTAAAAGATATGTAACTGGATTTTACTATTATAGTCCAGCAGACTACAATACTGCTTATGCTACTTTAGAAAAAGAGATTGCTGAATACTTAATAAACGATGCAATGTGTTCTTTTTCAGGCACTAAAATTATAAATTTTTCAAATGGTATTCCTGACCGCGAAAAACAATTAGCTATCAAAAATGATATAATGAATAAGCTAACTGGTAGCTATGGAGAAAAGGTAATTGTTGCATTTAACAACAATGCAGAAAGTAAAACAACTATCGATGATGTACCATTAAATGATGCTCCAGCACATTACTCTTATTTAAGTGAAGAATGTTCTAAGAAGATTATGCTTACTCACAGAGTTACATCACCGTTATTATTAGGCTTATCTTCTGCTAATGGATTTTCTTCTAATGCTGATGAAATAGAGAACGCCTCAAGGCTTTTTAATAACGTAGTTATACAACCATACCAAAACCTTTTAATTGATAGCTTAGATACAATTTTAGCAGTTAATGATATTAGTTTAAATCTTTACTTTAAAACTATAGAACCACTTGAGTTTATGGAGTTGGATGAACTTGATAATGAAGAAAAAGAAGAGCAAACTGGTATTAAAGAAGATGATGATGATTTTAGCACAGAGCTTGAAATAATGGCTTCTAAGAGCATTTCAGATGCAGATAGTGATTTACTATTAAATGAAGCATTAGATACGTTAGGTGGCGAAATAATGAATAGTGAAGAATTTGAAATAGTTGATATTAGAGATGTTAGTGAAGATAATATTAGTGTTGAAGATTGGGCTGATAATATGATAGAATTAGCATCAGCAGTTAAAAGTGATACACCTATTAAGAATGACCCTAACGGTTTTTCTACATTAGATAAAAGTTATTATAAAGTTAGATACAAATACAATACAGCAAGTGCAAAAGGCAAAGGTGGTAAGAGTAGAAAGTTTTGCAAAGAAATGATGGCAAGAAGCAAAAGAGGTGTTGTATATAGATTAGAAGATATTGATAAAGCAAGTAGGCAAATGAATTTTAAAGCTGCTGAATTACCAATGCACAAAGGCCAAAAATATGATTTATTTAAGTTTAAAGGTGGCGTATATTGTAGGCATAAATGGCAACAAGTATTGTATAGAATGAAAATTGATGCTGCTTTAGATGGTAAAAAAGGAAGTAAAGATTTAAAAGATTATGATGTGGTAAAAGAAATACCAAAGAGTTATGAGGCAAAACCGCGAGGGCATAAAGATGCAAAGAAAGCTCCTGTAAATATGCCAAATAAAGGACATCATCCAAATTATAAAAAGTAAAAAAATGAATACATTAAAAACAGTTTTTAATAAACTAACAAAAGAAGATAAAGTAGAGCTAAAAGCTGAAAAGATAGAGTTAAGTTTAGTAAGTGATTTTATAAGTGAATATAACCAAGCAATAAAAAAAACAAATGAATTAGTGGATGATTGGGATAAGGTTCAAAAATTAAAATCTGCTTTTAAAAAAGATGCAGAAAAAAATAAAAATCAATTAAAATCATTAGTTAAACCTCTTGAAAAAATTAAGCAACAAGCAAAAGAATTAGGTTTAGATGAAAAAGAAATTAATAATAAAATAGGTAGACCAGATTTAAAAAAAGACATCGATTCTGTAGATTTTTTTCTAAAAGAATTATAAAAAGTAAGTAATGAAAACAACAATAGAAAGAATATTTGAAACATTAAGTAAAGAAAAGGTAGAGTTAAAATCTGAGAAGATAGAGTTATCATTAGCTGATGATTTTAAAAAATTATCAAGTAAAGCAATTAAGTCAGGTTCTAATTCTGGTGGAGATATGCAAGATTGGATTGATAAATTACCAAAATTATTATCTTCTTTAAAAGAATCATTAAAAGACCAACAAAATGTTATTAGTTTAGGAGAAAAAATAAAAAAAGAAATTAAAGAATTAGGCGTTAAATTACCTTCTAATATAGCTAAAGAGATTAAAGGAGCTGAGCAATGGGAGAGTGAAATTAAAACTATAATTAAGAAAGCTCAAGGTTTTAAATTATAAGAAATGAGTAAAGCACTATTTGTAACAAGACACGATATTTCAGTATTTACTGCTGCTAATGGTAATATAGATAATGATAAATTATTACCATTTATAAACCAAGCGCAAGATATACACATACAAAATTATTTAGGTACTGAGTTATATGTTAAAATACAAAATGAAATAGTTGCTGGTACTTTAGCAAATCCTTACTTAGCATTATTAAACGATTATATTAAGCCAATGCTACTACATTGGAGTTTAGTTGAATACTTACCTTATGCTGGTGTTAATATTTCAAATGGTGGTATATATACTAAAAATCCTGAAAATAGCACAGCATTAAGCAAAGAACACGTAGATAGCTTAGTTGAAAGAAGTAGAACTACAGCACAGTTTTACACAAACAGATTTATAGATTTTATGCAAAATAACGCAGCTGGATTAATACCTGAATACTATTCTAATAGTCAAGAGGATATGTACCCAGATGATGTTGCAGATTTTGGAGGTTGGGTACTTTAAAAATATATTATGCCAGATAATACAATAGAATGGGGACAAGGTGCAGTTAACAACAACAACGATTGGGGAAAAGCAAAAGCTAATTCTACCAATAACTTTGGTGCTGTTTATGATGATTCGCCAAGTGGTGATACTAATATTGCTGGAGGGCAACCAGTTGTATCAATAACTTATTCTGCAAGTGCTTTTTGTGCTGATGCAAGCGACCCTACACCAACTATAAGAAACAATGCTGGTGCTGGTACATTTAGTTCAACTACTGGATTAGTGTTTATTAGTACAACAACTGGTGAAGTTGATATTGATGCTTCTACTGTAGGAAGTTATTTAATTACATATACAGATACAGATTCTGCAACTGCTACATTTAACCTAACTATTAATGCTTTACCAACTGTTATTGTAAGTGTTTCTGCTGGTACTATTTGTAATGGAGAAAGCACAATATTAACTGCAAGTGGTGCTTCTACTTATGTATGGAATGATGGTAATACAGATAATCCAAGAACAGTATCACCAAGTACTACAACTTTATTTACTGCTACTGGTACAGATTCCAATGGTTGTACAAGTTCTGGTGGTACTACAATTACTGTAAATGCTTTACCAACTGTTGAAATAACAGGAACTTTAACTTATTGTGCTGGTAGTACAACAACACTAACTGCTACTGCTGGTTTATCTTCTTACTTATGGAGTAATGGAGAAACTACACAATCTGTAGATGTAACTGCTGGTAGTTATACAGTAACAGGAACTGATAGCAATGGGTGTAGTGCTACTTCTTCTGCTTCTACAGTAACAGAATTACCTTTAGATACTGCAACAGTAACTTATTCAGCAAGTTCTTATTGTCAAATGCCAACGGGTGCTTTAGCTGTAGATGGTTATTATCCTTTATATACTACTGAATCAGCAGCACAGGCAGAAAGCTCAGACGGAACAGCACACTCTCACACATTGAGCGGAACTACTTACTATATGCCTAATGATGGTGTTATTATATATCACGAAACATATTCTTTAACAACACCAGCTCCAACTATCACAGGTGAATCAGGTACATTTAGCGAATCAACTGGTAATTTAAGTATAGATAGTTCTACAGGTGTTATAAATGTAAATAATTCTACTGCTGGAACTTATACTGTTGTTTATACTACTAATGGAAGTTGTTCAAATACAGTAAATAATACTATTACAGTAAATGCTTTAGATGGTGCTACTTTTGCTTATAGTTCAAATAGCTTACCACAAACAGGAACTGCAAGTTTAACAACTACTCCAACTACTTCTGGTGGTGTGTTTAGTGCTTATCCAAGTGGACTAAGTATTAACTCTTCTACTGGTGAAATTGATTTAGCTAATTCTACTATACAATCTTATAAAATATTCTATGAAACAAGTGGTGCTGGATGTCCTAATTCATCAACATTTGATTTAGCTGTAACTGCTGCTGGAATTGCTAATAATTACAGTATGAATTTTGATTCTGCCAGTTCAGATTATATAGATGCTGGAAATGTTTTAAATTATGATTATAATCAAGCATTTAGTATTTCAAGTTGGGTAAATGCAAATGCTGTTACTGGAACTAAAAATA